ATGACACCCCCGAATTGGAGGAGAAAAACTTCTTTGAGTTTTGCATGCCTGTTGTTTATGGAGATGATGTAATCATGGGCGTTAAAGATGAAGTTATAGATTTATTTAACAATTTAACATACACTGAAAAGTGTTGGAAGTTGTTTAGGATGACTTGTACCAGCGCGAGGAAAGATGGTAAGATGGAAAAATATTTAAATTGGAAAGAAATTTCTTTCCTTAAAAGAATGTTCGTTAAGAGTAAAATAGTGGATAAAGTAGTTGCTCCGCTAGATATTAATTCTTTAGTTAAGACACTAATGTGGACGATTCCGTCCAGTGTCATAAGCGATTATGAGCAATCAGTTTCCTCTATGACATCTGTATTGTGGGAACTTATGTTTCATGTAGAATCAAAGGATCATTTCAATGTTTTTAGATCTACTTTTAATGATTGGCTGTCAAACTATTTTAGCGAGACGTGTAATCAATTACCAACATTTGATTCTATTTTTAAAGTTTTATTTCCAGAGTTTGAAAATTCATTCGAGACTAAAGAACAAGAACCACAAAGCTATATGAGTGAGCTTTTGTTGAGTGATGTTGCTGTTAGTGAATGTGGGAAAAAGGTGGTTTGCCTGCAAAGAAACCCCAAATACTCACTGTTGTCTGATAGCCGAACCCTATCAGACTCCTATTGTCTGTTCGCCAATCCACGTTGTCAAATGTTAATTACCATGTTGGAAGTTTATAAGAAGGAATTAGGGGAAAAGTTAGTACAATTGGAAGACATCAAGTATGATGGTCCTCCACTTGAAGCTTTGCAATTTGACTCTTATTATACAACTTGTTCGCAAAATTTGCCGCCACATGATACCATGTTGTTGTTACAAGAAATTGCAAATTTGCGCGCAACTATACGTCATGTTGAACACATTATGCTTAAGAGTTATAGCTTGCAAAGTGAGAGCGATATTGAGTACGTGGACTTTAAGAAGAAAATAATTAAGAAAACACGAGAAAATCTTTTTGAAAGTTTTATGTCTGAATATGAAAATGAAAGAATAAGACTACGTTGGGGAGGAGAAAATCCCGACTTTGATCTTGGTAGAATGATTCAGATGATACAAAATGTAGAACTAGAACTTGATGCTATTGATCGTGTTTTAAACAGTTCATT